TTGGCTGCTGTGCTTGCCAGCGCCGCTCCAGCTCAGTTGTCAGCTGCTTGCGCAGCCAAGTGGCACCGCCTATGTCCTTGAAGGCTTGCTTCTGGCTTGCAGTGACCCGCACCGCGATGCTGATCTGCTTGCCTGTAATCTCACTCTTGGGTCTTGGCATGGGTGTCCTTCAATATCTCTTCGTTTAGCTCAAACGCAATGCGCCTGACCTCATCTAGCAGCTCGCGCAGGTCGGCCACCGTGTTCATCTCCCGCTCAAGCGCGTGTTTAAGCAAGTCAATCTGGTAGTGCAGGTTGCGAAACTCGCCGTTGGCTTCCTGCGTGTCACGCACGGTGCCTTCGTCGTCCCGAAACAACTTGACGTAGCTGATGTGCATCACTTGATCTCCAAGAACTTAATCAAAGCCCATATGGCCAACAGCGTGATGAATGAGCCCAAGAACATGAGCGCAACGCAAATAAGAAAACTAATCATGTGTTTTCCTTTGCTCTGGTTTATCCAAGATCTCGTTGTATTTATCTGTAAGGTCAACAATGCAGTCTTGGAGCATGTCGAGCTGCAAAATGAAATGCGACTCATCAAATGTTTTGGTGTACTTGACACGACCCTCTTCTGCGTTGATGTTCCAGTGCAATTCAATAAGCTTCATGTGTGCTTCTCCAGTGACCAGTGGAGGAGGGCGAGCGCGTCGGCTTCGTTGTCGTCTGTGACTGGATGGCCACGCAGCTGCATGGCCACGACCATGTCCTGCTTGCCGGCGTTGCCCTTGCCGGTCGCATGCTTCTTGATGGTGCCCACCGGCACACCTTGGTAAGGGATCTTGTGCAGTTCGCACCAGTAGGTGAGGGTGGCCATCAAGCCGCCGTAGACATGCGCTGAGTCGGTGCTGGCATGCCTGCGCACTTCCTCAAAGTAAACCGCTTGGATGTCGCCGACCGTGCCCTTGAGCTCATTCAGCCACTGCTTGAAGCGCAGGTAACGCATGCCGCCACCTTCATACCTGCCGGGCTTGAAGCTCGCCCAGCCGTGGACAATGCTGCCGTCCATGGGTCTGCATGCCCAGCCTGTGGTGGTGCCCAGATCAAGGGCCAGGATCGTTTCATTCATGGCTGAACTCCGCATCCTTGTCGCCTGTGGCCACCAGCGCCAGCTCAATCATGTAAGGCGGCACCAGCTGGCCATCTCGCACCCTGTCAAGCAGCTTGTGTGCTTGCTCGGCAGTCATGCTTTGCCGATCATGTTGTTCAGCCGTGAGTTGATGTCCGAGTAGTGCGTCGTCAGCACCTCTTCCAAGATCTGGTCAACCAGCGTTGACCGGCTGCGCTGCTGCGCCTCACATGCGTCGTCAAGCAAGTCTCTGGTCTTAGGCCGCAGTCTGATGAAGATTGCCGCCTTGGCTTCTTTCTGTGGTTTGTACATGGTCTTTTGTGTGTGATTGCAAACAGATAGCAATCATACCCATTGAATTCTGTACATGTATCATGATCATAGGGAAAACACTTATGAAATAAAGATAAAATATCGCTTTACACGGTACATGGGTTCTGTACTAGAATAGCGGCAAGTGATATCAATCTGATAGCACTACCCCGAACCACCGAGAAACTGGAGTTCTACCATGACCCCCCACACAGGCAAATTCATAGCCTACTACCGAGTCTCTACAGACAAGCAAGGCGTATCTGGCCTTGGACTGGCCGCCCAGCGCGATCTGGTCAATACATTTCTCAATGGCGGCAAATGGTCAATCATCGGCGAGTTTACCGAGATCGAATCTGGCACCCGTAAAAGACTCAAAGACCGCCCAAGCCTACAAGCAGCGCTTGATTTGTGCAAGAAGCAAAAAGCCACGCTGGTGGTCGCCAAGCTTGACCGGCTTGCCCGTGATGTCCAGTTCATCGCCACACTGCTTAACGGCAAAGTCAATTTTGTCTGCGCAGACATGCCAGAAGCCAACCGTACTTTCATGCAGATGATGTCTGTCATGGCAGAGCATGAGGCCCGTGTCATCTCTGAGCGCACAACCCAAGCGTTGGCTGCACTCAAGCGCAAGGGTGTCAAGCTTGGCAGCCCAACACCAGAGATCGGCTCAGTCGCAGGCATCAAAGTCATCGTGCAAAAAGCAGATGACTACGCCAACCGCATAGAGCCAATTCTTAACGACATCACAAAAAAGACTGGTGCAACCACTCTGCGCGATATCGCCACAGCACTCACCGCCCGAGGCATAGCAACACCACGCGGCAACACCACATGGCATCCCTCACAAGTTAATAATTTACTACGCAGAATGCGGGGGGGGGGGGGGGTGAATTGAATACTGAAGAACTAAGAAATCATTCCCCGTCAAAAGACGCAATCCTTATTGGTCAACGTCTGTTCAAAAAAGTAGGTGCCACATGATGACAAAAACAGGTTTTGACGCGGTCAAACCGCTGGACAGCATCAGCGGCCTTGAGCGCAAACAGCTGGCCAAGTACTTCGGTCGCATCGGTCGCGGCGTGAATTGCAGGCTTGATGTGCCCGTGCTGGTCATCGGTGACATCAAGTGGGCAGCCAAGATCTTTGGCGAGCTCTCAGCCAAGCTGGAGCACCTCGGCTTCAAAGATGAACGCAGCGACATCTGGCGAATCATGGCAGCCAGATCGCACATGGAACAGGCCCGGTCTGACTTGGCCATTGTCAACAAGAAGGTAGAGGCCACAGCGGTCTACAAAAAGCTGAACCCGAAAGTCAAATGAGCGCTACCTGTAGTGGTAGCTCGCGCATTGACCTTTGGCCTGTGTATTCTTGGAAAAACAACAGATGAAGGGATTGGAAATGAGAACTTTAAATGTAAGGACAACCAAGTTTAATTGTCCTAGTAGTAGCGCTTCAGTGGGGTTGAGTACTATCATGGCAAAACTTCAGATGAAACCCACTTTATACGATGCATATTGTGATTATCCAGAGGCACACGCTACCGGTAGTGTAAGTAATTTAGAGCGAAAAAGACCCTTTAACACGGGCAAAGTGGTGATCGGTGGTGCCTATGTGCCCACCCAGCGCCAGCATCCAGACGCTGACGAAATACTCATCCAGAGGGCGCTTCTAAGCAAGCGCCAGCGTGTCCAGTACCCGTTTGATCTGGCCATATATGGCCTTGCCGTGGTCGCCGTGGTCGTCATCATCTGGGTGGCTTGATCATGGCAAACACTCAATCAGCAGCCATTGGCCGGGCCTTGCGCGACAGCCAGCTGGACATGTTTGAACTCAGGGACACAGAGTTCCTGAGTCACTGCCGACGGCTAGCAGTAGCGGTCGCCCAGCAACAAGGAACTGTGTGTATCAATGACGTTCGCGCACAGGTCACCTTGCCACCAAACCTGCACCCGTCAGTCTTCGGTGCGGTTTTCAAGTCATCTCAATTTGAGGTCTGCGGCATCACCAATGCCACGCATGCTTCAGCTCACGCCCGAATGATCCGGGTCTACAAACTGGTTAAATAATGGGAGTTATAAATGGTCAACAAAGTCACGCCCGACACAATGATGTCGGCATCTCGGTTGCCATCAATCATGGGTCTGTCGAAATATCAGACCCCGAATGATGAGCTTGAATTTTCCATCAACGCACTTCGGGGCTTGGAGCGCCCCGACATTGGCAACGAAAGCATGGCATGGGGAAATACCCTAGAGCCCGTTATCCTGGCTGAAGCTGCCAAGCGCTTGCAGCTAATTGACTTGGTCACTGATCACGATAAAGCCTTCTTTCATGATGAGCTGCCCTTGTGTTGCAGTCTGGATGGGTCAGCCTACAGCCTTGGCCAAAAGGTCACCACCGACACCGAGGCAGGCATCTACGTCATTGGCCAAGACTCAATCCAGCTTGACGGCATGGGCGTGATTGAGGCCAAGCTGACAGGCATGGATGCCGAGGACATTCCACCACTGTGGCGCGGCCCCATCCAGCTGCAAGCTCAGATGGACATTGTAAAAGCCAAGTGGGGTTGCTTGGCCACCCTGTACCGTGGCACCCAGCTGCGTCTGTTCCTGTTTGCGCCGCACCAAGGCACTCTTAATCGAATTCGTGATGTCACGATTGATTTCCAGATGCGGCTTAAGAACTGGAAAGAGACTGGGTCTGTTGAGTACTACCCACCTCAAGAGGGCGAGCGCTGGTCAGAGAGTCGCGGCATTTATCCTGCTGAAGAAGAAGTCATTGAGCTGGACGGCGAAGCCTTAGAGCTTGCGCAGCGCATCACAGACGCAAAGGTCACTCTTAAAATAACAGAACAAGAAATTGCAGCTGATGAACAAAGCCTAAAAGACCTTATTGGGGTATTTACTACGGCAAAGGTTGGCAACTTTATTATTAAATGGCCAGTCCGATCCTACAAAAGCCAGCCAGAGAAGGTAGTACCAGCCAAAGAAGCATATTCAATTCGTCAATCAAATTTAACAATCAAGGAGACAGTCAAATGACTAAACAGCAAGCAGTGCAGAACGCACACGCCATAGCAACTGTCGCAATCCTTGAAGCCATGCCAGACTTGAGCATTGACCAAGCTGGAAAAATTGTTGAATCTATTGCCACACTTGTTTTTGAAACCTTGCGCGCAAATTTGGAAGGTGAAGAGTGATGCAGCTAGCCACAACTATCCGGAGCAGTTTTGCTCCGACAAACCTTACCGAGGCCATCACGTTCAGCGAGATGTTGGCTAACAGCAACATGGTGCCCAAGGATTACCGAGGTAAGCCGGGCGACATCTTGGTTTGTGTGCAATGGGGTATGGAGCTTGGGTTGGCACCCATGCAAGCCCTGCAAAACATTACGGTGATCAATGGCAAGCCTTCGGTCTACGGCGATGCAATGATGGCGCTGGTGCAGGCCAGCTCTGTTTGCGAAAATATTGAAGAATATCTTGAAAAGGAAGGAACATCTGACGCTGTAGCTGTATGCATTGCAACACGCAAAGGCCGCAAGCCTGTGACTGCTAGGTTTTCAGTTAAAGATGCTGTGAAAGCAAATCTTTGGGGTAAGCAAGGCCCGTGGACTCAGTACCCAAACCGCATGCTCCAGATGAGGGCAAGGGGTTTTGCGTTGAGGGACTGTTTCCCAGATGTTTTAAGAGGCTTGATTAGCGCTGAAGAAGCAGACGACTACCCCGAAGAGGCTAAGCCACGGCCAGCCAAGGACATCACACCGCCGCGCAACCCGCTGGACATGGTAACCAAGCCTGAGCCTGTGGCCATCCCAGTTGTGGCCAGCGAGCCAGACATCATTGACGCTGAGCTGGTTGACAGGGTTAAGCCAGAGCTGGCCGAGATTGCGCAGCCACCTGATGACAGCGTCCAGCCCGTTGGCTTTGCTTTGCTGGTGCCCGGCAAAGAGGAGCCATTCTCATTGCATCAACAGTTGGATGAGTGGCAAGATGCCTACGAAGATCTGGCAGACAAGACGGCCAGAGCTGGCAAGCGGCCTGCGCGTGAGCGCATGACCGCTTTGAAAGAACTACGCTTGGCCAACGAAGACACCATCGGACGCATTGACCAAGTCAAGCGGATTAGGCACACAGCCAACTACACCCTGCGCATCAAAGCGCTTGGCGCAGCTCAGTAATCAAGCCACCAAGCCCGGCAGGTAGGTTGTCTTGCCTGCTACCTTGGTGGCTGTCAGCTCTTGATTCTTGAGGTTGGCTGGGTCGTATGACACATGCACCCAGCCGCTGTCTGGAATGCCGGGTGTGTAGAACTCAAGGATGAGCTGTGTGTAGTCAAGGTTGTCCATGATCCACTGCGCCAGCTCTGCATTGGCCACGCCGGGTATCTCAATGTCGGCTGCCATGCCCTTGCAATGGTCACTTGTTTTTGATCCCCCAACGGCACTGTTGGATTCTGTACTACGGAAAGCTGAATTGACTTTTACGCCTTTGCCGTAGTGGTCGCGCACCGGCTGCAAAACCTTTTCGCACAGTAAGCGCAGGGCTTCAGTTTCGGCTTCACCGGGCGTGTTGTCAAAGCCCATGCGTAGGGCAGTCTCTGACTTGGTCAGTTCATGCAGGGAAAAATTTGCGGTCAGGTTCATGGTTTCCTTTCAGTTGTTGGCCAAGCATTTGTCAGGGTTCTTGCGTCAGAGGCGTGTCCATCAGCTTTTGCCGCCAGCTCTTCAAGAGCTGTAGCACACTGTTCGAATACGTCTGCGGCGGTGGCGGCGTAGCTTCTTGCGGAGCCGCAGGTAGCTGTGGGCAAAGCGCTGGTGGCGGTGTTGATCTGGTTGCGCAGCCCGTCGCGCTCAACGCGAATAGCAGCAGCAGCGGCAGCATTCTCTTGCGCACGTTTGGTTGCCTGTTGTAGTGCAGCATCTTTCTTCCTTTGCATCTGGGTTGTGTCTTCCATGGCCTGCGCAGTGGCAGCGGCCACAGCAGCCGAGTTGGCTGCCTCAATCTCTGCGATCTGCGCATCCTTGCGCCAGCCCTGCACAGCAAAGCCAGAGGCAAAGGCAGCAGCCAGCATGACCGCAGCAATAGCTAGCTTAAGCATCGCTCATCTTTCCTCGGATGTAGGCAGTGGCTGCCATAAACGCGACCACGATGGTGCCCATCGCTGCGGCAAAGGTCGTGGCCAAGCCCATCACAATCTGAACCCGTGCGTCAGTTATGTATGGAGCACACAAGAACATGATGGTCACAAACGGCAGTCCCATGGCAACCCATGCCATGACGCGCTGCTGGTCGGCCAGCTTGTCCATGTTCTCTATCTGCATGATCCGCTCGCTCTTGGCCAGCTCGTCGTCAGTGACAACGCCGTCGCCGTCTGCGTCAAACGCTGCGTATGTTGAATTCTTTTCTAGCTGCTTAGTCATCTTTGTTTCCTTTCCTTTGTTGCTGTTCAAACTCTCTCCGCATTCGTTGCAGGCTTTTCTTTTCATCCTTCAATTCAGCAAGCGCTGTCTTGGTTTCTAAGTACATGTCAACCACCACAGGAGCCAAGCCCAGCAAGAGCACCACCAGCAAAATGATTACAACTAGAAAGGCTGTGTCGTCGTGCTCTTGATCCGAAGAATTTGTAGCCATAGGTGGAGGTATCCAACTAGAAACAGAGCCGCCAGTAGCACTGCGATTCGCACTTGCAACTTTCCTTTTCGCTGGTGTTGTCGCCATGCTTCTTGCCTCTTCTTTGCGTCCTGTGCCAGCCTAGCTTTTTCCTGTTCCTCTGCGATGACTTCTCTCATCTTGAAGACCTCGCTGTACAGGGCACCCATACCGGGGGTCTGGTACACCATGATCTCTCGGATCTCAATCTCCAGCTCAGACATTTGTTGCAGCGCCAGCACTCTGTTCATGGCCGCAATGTTGTGGTTCTGCTCTGGGTCGTAGACTGTCTTGCTCTGCTCCTCCTCAAGTCTGATCTTGGCCGCTAGCTTTTCTTGAAGCGTGAAAAACTCGCTGATACTTTTGACAATATCTGCTTTGATTTTTGTCTCACTAATAGCGACGTACTTAGAGTTATTCTTTGAACGTGCAGCCACAGGAGGTGGCTTTGCAGGCTTACTTTTTCCCTTGAAAAATGCAATGATTGGGCCAAGGAACCCGTGTACCTCTTGAGCAATGGAAGCAGCTTGGTCATACGTTTCCTTTATCTCGACAAAAGATTCTTTTGCCTGCTTGTAAAGCTCGCACCCTTCTCGGATGTTTTTCACCAAGGCTACAGCGGCCAGTGCAATGGTGAGCGGCATGATGCATCACAGCTTCAGCACCAACGCCAATAACATGCTAATGATTGCGGCGCAACTGCCGATCAAAATATGCTCAATGCGTTTAAGTCGAGCGTTGATACTGTCGTAGCGAAACTCGCACACCTGTTCGTGCGTATCAAGCCGCGCTTCAACTGGTGTCATAACTGCCCCTCAATCCATGCCAATGTAGGCTCATCCCAAGAATAACGCTTGTCATCAGTAGGCATTGGAGTAGGCGCAGACCAAAGACAAGTTTCCTCGCTCATAATCCAAGATGGATACGGTTGTGGCGGTATAAACGCATCCCTTTGCTCGTCATAGGCGTACCCAATACCAGCGTAGTTCTTACGCAATGGTCGTCCTTCTGGGTGTTGACCGCCATGCGTGTTGTATGAGGTTTGAACCCATCCATGACCAAAGATGCCAGAGTCAATGACATCTTGCTCAGCAACGATGACGTTGACTACTATCCCGTTTTCTACTTTTGCAAAGTGTGACATTGTTCTTCCTTAAAAAGTAATTGTTCCAGATGAATTGAATGTGTAGATGTTGTTGCCGCCACTTGTTGTAAATGATGGAGAGCCAGTTGTTGCTATTGCTTGCCTGTATGTAGTTGGGTAGGAAATAATCACAACGCCTGAACCGCCAGCACCACCAGCTTGATTGACAGAAACAGCGTATCCACCAGCGCCACCACCGCCAGTGTTTGGAGTACCCGGATTGCCAACTCCTTGTGAGCCGGGGCTTGACCCTCCGCCACCAGTTCCACCAGTTCCGCCTACAGCAGTATTATTTCCGCCACCGCCACCACCACCACCGCGAGGAACGCTTGATCCACTTATGCTGCTTGCGCTACCCGCACCACCGTTGCCCCTGCTTGTTGCTGCCACTCCCGCAGTTCCAACCGCACTAGCGCCGCCGCCGCCGCCGCCTTCATCATTATT